TTAAATCTATTCCTTCATCAAATCCTAAACTACCATCTATCAAACCATTATTAAATAAATTCATTACAACACTTTGACCTATAATTCCTGTTAATTGTTGCTCTTTATTTCCATTAGCTGTATATCTTTTTCCAAAGTTATATTTTTCTAATTGACTTATACAATGTGATTCAATTTCATCACTTACTTTTATATTTATCATAACACTCCTCTTAATACGTATTGATTTAAATCTATTTCTTCTTCGCCAAAGAAATATTTATAATTTGCAATTCCTTGTTCTAATTTTCTTTTACCACTTTCATAGAATTCATCACTACATTCAAAGATTCCAATATCTAAACTTCCTTTATCTATTGCAACAAATACAAAGTTATCTACTCCAAACATTTCACGATATAAATATGCTTGTAAATCATAACTGTATTTAGCAGCAGAATATCTAAATTCATTTAAACCTGTAGTAGTTTTTAAATCTATAATCATATTGTCTTTTAATATATCTGCTTTTGCTCTAAATGGTATTCCATCTATCATAGATATTGCAGGTATTTCAAATTGTGCTTTGTTCATATAGTGTACAGCTTCATCATTTCTTAATAGTGCATCAGCTAAACGTTCTGCATCTTTAATTTCTTTTGTAGTGTAAACTTCTAATCCTTGTGCCTTTGCTTCTTTGTATGCTTTTCCTGCTTTTGTTGCTACATCAACTATAACCAAGTCATCAATCTTATGTGGTTCTAATATCATTGTGTGAAATAATTTACCATCACGTAAGGCTTGTGATTCACCTGAGCCATATTTAGTAACGTATTTATAAGTCTTTGGTGATTGTATAAGCATTTTTAAACTTGAACTACTTAAAGCGTTCTTACCTAAATACCCATAGTAAAAATCATCTTCAAACATATTATCTAAAAGTTCTTGTTTGTCCCAAATCTTGTTATCGAAAGTTCTAATTGTTGTTTCCATTTATTATTATTAGTTTTAAAATATAGTTGTAAATACTTAATTCACGTGTGGTGCTGTTAATCATTCTGCTTAATTGGTCATCGTTTAAATCAGTTTTACCTGTTAATAGTTCATCTACATATTGTTTTAGTTCTCTATCTAAACCAAGTATTTTAGATTGTATCTTAACTAATGCAAGTTCATTCATTATCTTATTTTTATATTATTTAAATTAAACATTGTTTCATCGTAATTCAATACATCTTTTACTTCTTGTTCATACGTATCAGAATAATTAAATTGTGCCTTTATAGCTTCTGTAATCTCTTCTAATTCGTGTTTAACATAAGTGTTTTCTACTTCTGCCATTAACCAAGTAATGCTTTCTAATCTGTCAATAATTTCTTGCTGTGTCATAGTGTTTGTTTTTAGTTTAAAATTTCAATTCCTTTAGGTAGTTTTTCATATGTACCCCAAGTAGTAGTTATAATCATATCGTTACCTTCAAAATAAGAATCTTCTTCAGCACATTCTATAAATGTTGAATCTTTATCTAAAATAGAAAATAATTTTTGGTATAAACCTTTGTAACCATTAGGCTTTTGATTTATTAATCTGAATTTTGCAAATGTTGTGTTCATTGTTATTGTTTTAAATTGTTATACAAATATAAACAAGTTATTTACATTAAAAAACTTTTTATTAAAAATTAACAAATATTTAACAAAATAAAAAAAGCTACCTTTTATTAGATAGCCTTTGATTAATTATTTTTCTGTATACTTCATTAACAGATTCCTTATTGTTTCCACGTTTCCAAAGGAAATCCATTATTCTATTTATTCTTTGCAGTGGTGATTGTTTACTCTTTGTCATTTAATTTTTCTTTTAGTTTCTGAACGTAAAGTGTTGCATCCATTAATTCTTCTTGTAGGTGTTGCAGCCATTCTAAAGCATTTAAATCTTCTCTATCTAATGTTATACCATATTTCTTTATTCCTACGTTAGAACGCTGTTTAAATTGTTCTATAACTGATTCTACTATTGTATCTTTCATTTAAGTTCTAATAATGTTTTAAAATGATTTAACGCTATTATATACCCTTTTTCTTGTTTAGTTTTTTTATTTAATAAACTATAGTTTTCTAAAGTATCATCTATTCTTTTTATTATTTCTTTACGTTTCATTTGTTTGCTTGTTTGATTAAGTAATACCAAAGCCAAATTAGTTTTGACCTGATTAGTTCATAAAATGCTATTATTAATATAAATTTCATTTGTTAAATCTTTTAGCGTGTTGTGTGTAAAGTTCCATTGTTTTTTTTAAAGCATCGTATTCCGTAAATTCAACATCAATATTATTCTCTTTATAACTATATAATTCAAGTCTATTTGATATTTTAAACTTTATAACTTTATATTTTTTTGTATATTGTATTGGTTGAATAACATATGCTAAATCATTTTTATGACATATATAACTACATTGTATTTCATCAGCTGTAGGTGAATATGTTTGTTCTTGCTTTTTAGACATTTGTAACACACTTTTTGAATATTGATTTTAATAATGTTTTACTCCAAGTTTGTGTTATACATAAATGATATAATATTTCACCTAATTCCTCAATATCAATATCATCATTTTCTGTTTCTATTGTTGAAGTTTTTCCGTATGATGTATATGTTATTTTCATTTGTCTAATTTTAAAAATTCAGTTTCACCATACTCTTTAAACCATTCTGCATTCTCTTTGTATTTGTCAATTACTGCATTTATAAATACTAATTCATCTAATGAACTTGTTTGAAGTTTTTTTACAATTGATTCTATACTATTTAAAATGTTTGTAGTTGTTTCGGGGTCGGTATTGTATATTATCTTGTATTCGTTTCTTACTGTTTCTTCAAGGTCTTTATTTAAGCTGTTAATCTTGTGCTTAATCTGTTGCTTGTATTGTGTTGTAAAAAATAAACCTTCATTTGCTTCAAGTAATAATTGACTTAACAATACTGATTTTAAATATTCTTGTTGTATTATGTTTTCTTTCATTATATTAAATTTGTTAGTAATATATTAATCTGATTCAGTACCTTTTGCTTTTCATATAATTTACCATTTTCATAGTAGATTAAAAAATGCGGTACTTTAAATTTTTCTTTGTAGTTTGTTCTTTGCCTTTCGTGATTTAGTTTAGCTTGGTTTTGGTATGGTGTACTCATATACTTATATGTTATTGGTTTAATCTGTAAACCTAAAAATAAAGTATCATTTGAATATGCTTCCCAATCAGTAAAATAGTTTTCATCTAAATCATAATCGGCTTTTTTAAAATCAATGTATGGGAACTCCTGTTTTAATTCTTCTATTAAACTTATTTCGTTTAGCATACCATTCCAAGTTTGTCCAAGTACTCTAAATTTTACATAGTTGTAACAATCTTCTTCACTTAATTCTGTTAGTTCAGTTAGTTTATTTGTTACTTCTTTTAAAATAGTAATTCCCATTACTGATTCATAGAATAAATACCATTCTGCAGGTTTTAATTCTATCGTTGATTTGTAGTAATCATCAAATATTTTAGCACATTTCCCAACTTGGGAACTTCTAAATAATGAAGATATTTTTCTATCTTTATTTAATTTAGAAAATACATCCTTATTTAATGATAATTCAAATCTGTATTTATTTGGCATCTACTTTGTATTCATTGTAAACTTTTCTTAATTCCTGAACTTTACCTGCCCAACAAGAACCACAAGCACTTAACTGTAAACGATAATTAAATACATTGTAATAAATATCAGTTAGTATTTTTTGGTCTGCAGGTGTTAATGTATTTTTAGTAATCAAATCACTTAATAAATTGTAATCTGATTCAGTTAAACAATTAACTTTTCTACTGTACGAAAATAATTCGTTTAGTTTAGCTTTACGTTCTTCACATTTACAATCTACACCTGTAGCTTTTGTAAACATTTCTACTGCTGCTTTAATTCCTGTTGCTTCGGTGATTTGTTCAATCGTATCACCTAAACCTTTTGCTTTTTGTTTTGCCATTTTAATTTAATTTAGTTATTAATATTGTGTGTTGTAATCATTATTTTTATATTCATCATATTGTTCCTGAAACTTATTCCTTAATATTTCTTTATAGTTTTTCATACTATGGAAAATACTAATTAAACTTATTGTAGTTCCTTTTGCTATATCTCTCATCGAAAAATCATTATCACGATACAATTTAAATAATAACATATCATAAGTATTCCAATTTTTTATCTCTTCATCAATCATTAAACAAATATCGTTGTACGCATTATGCTCTTCAATGTTTGAATCATCAAATAATTCCCAACATCCATCAAAAGAAACTTTTTGAATAGTTTTCTTTTTATTGTAATATTGATAATATAAAGAACGTAGTGTAAAAAACATATATCCTTTGCGTACATTTCCTTTATCATCTATTAACTTTTCTGCATTTGCATACTTCATTAAAGCAATATAAGATTCCTGCACTATATCTTCAGCGTAATCGTACTCACCAAGTTTTTGGATTGTTTTAACCCATTCCTTGTGGTGTTTTGCTACTTGTTCAAGCCATTTGAAGTTGTCCATAAAAAGTTAAATGATATAAATAATATTACTATTTGTATTGTGTGGTCTGTTTCAATATCATATACATCATCATTGTATAATGCACCAAACATTATTCCTTTGATTGGTGTAATAATTACATCACAAGTAAAGAAACTTGTTGCTAAAAATACTAATGCTAAAATAACTACTAATACTACTGTAAATAATTCCATAATTTTACTTTTTTATATATGCTGATTTTTTTTCTGTTGTTACTTCTGCTATTTGTACTTCTATATTAACGTGTGTTAATTCTGTATCTACTTCTTTTAACTTATTAATTAGATTTTCTATTTCAATCCAATCATATTTAGAATCCATTTCAACTAACTGCTGTAAATATATTAACTTTTCTGTTAAGTCTTTGAAATAACTTATTAACATTTTATTATCTGAATTTAATACAAGCATTCTTGTTGCAGAAGTTTGTAATTCATCCAAGTGTGTTTTTATTGTTGTTTGCATCTTAAAATATATCTTTTAGTGGGTCGTAAAAAGCACCTTCAACTTGTGGCAATCCAAAACTATTAACTTTAAAACTAAAATTATCAAATGGTGCGTTACGTGAACGTTTGCAAGATACTGTTACTAAACCCTTGTTTACTGTATTCAATTCTAATTGTATTTGTGTTTCTGCTTTCTTTTCTAAAAAACTACCTAAATGACCTGTAGGTTTATCTGAACCAAAGTTGCTATGAATAACTGTTACTATGTGGCAATTTAATTCTTTTGACCATTTCATTAACTTCTGAACTACTGCATTTGATTCTTCTATGTTATTTACATCACTACATAAATCTGCAATACCATCTATAATAACTAAACCTATTTCTTTTGCTTCTAATTTGTCGTAAAGATAGTATTCTATAAAATCTACTCTCTCTTTAAATGATAATTGCCTTAATGCTAAAGTATGGTATCTATCAGTTTTTAAAGCAGTCATATCTAAAGGCCGTTTAAATACCATTTGAGCGTGAAAATTACCTTGTTCTGTATCAAAATGTATTAGATGCTTGTTATCTCTATTCGCTTTTAATTCACCACAAAATGATTGTAAATGTTCTGATAAATATATTGCTGATAATAGACTAACAAAAAACGTTTTCTTTGATTTTGGTGGTGCTTGTACGAAGCTAAAATTTCCATAAGTTCCCAAAGGTACAGGATATTCTTTTGAGCCATCTTTTGTTTCATAAGTTTTAGTACCAAATGATATTGCAGGTTTAGGATATTCTATCTTTTCTAATGGATTTATAAAGCAATCTTCTTCAAACATTTGCATTAATAGCCTTTGTGCTTCTGTATCCATATTATTGTTTTCTTGTTTTTGTTAAAAAAAGGGTAGCTTTTACACTACCCTGTTAAATTTAGAAAGGTAAATCATCGCTTACTACTTCTTTAGTAGCAACGCCTTCTTTCTTTTCTGCTAATTGGATAGTTCCATTGGTCCAAATTACATTACCATTACCCAAATATGATTTAGGTTTTTTAGCTTCACGTTCTTCTTTAGTTTGAGAATCTGTTAAAGAAACGTTTTGCCCCCATTGATTAGATTCATCGTTTACTGCAACTGTAAAGTTATAATAAACTGCTCCATCTTTACCTTGTACAAATTTTTCTTTTGGTAATTTGTCAACTCTTAAACTTACATTAATTAATGCACTCATATTATTTGTTTTTATTTGCTTACCTTTTTTTACTGTTGTCAGCTATTCAGTTTTGCAAATATATTATTTAATTTTTAATAATTCTTCTTTAACTTCTTTATTCATTTTATATTTACTTTCTATAGCTGAGAAATTACCACCATTTTTTAGATATTCAATAGCTTTATTAAATTCAGGTGTATTTTTATTTAAAAACTTTTTTTCATCAACTACAGGTTCTTTATCGTGTTTATTAACAGCGTCAGCATCTTGTGTATCATCAATTAATAATAGATTCCCTAAAGCATATTTT